GACGCGAACGCTGAAGCGATGGGAGAAAGCGCGACGGCGGTCGGTGAATGGTCGTCAAAATTGGCAACTGGCGCGGCAACCGCGCTTAGCAACATCGGCGAAGCGATAGGTAAGTGGAACGAACTTTATACCGCCGCAAAGGAATCGATCGAGGGGCAGCTCGGCCTGTTCGACGAGTGGGAGGAAAACCACGAACTCACGTTCAGCGACATGCTGAAGAATCAGCAGAGTCAGATCGAGGGAACGCGGAAATGGGGCAGCAACATGAAAAAGCTGACCGAAGCCGCCGCGAATTCTTCCGATCCGAACATGAAGAAACTGGTTAAATATTTTGCGGATGGCGGGGTTAAACTTGCCGGTGAACTCGACACGATGGTTTCCACGATGGAAACTGATTCCGAATCCTTTACTCAATATCTCGCCGGCATGGGAGAACTTGATACAGAGCAGAGTGCCGCAGCGCAAACTTTGGCGTACATTAACAATGATTTCACGCCCGGCATCGCTTCCAGCATGGGCGCGGCGGCGACCGCATTACAAACGGTTTTCGGATCGGGAAAAGTTCAATCTGGTCTTCAAACATTCGGTAAAAAACTGTTAGCAGCGACTGCGTCTACTCAGAAGTTCGGAACGGATGCAACTGCAACCGCTGGAAAGGTTAATTCTGCGATTAAGAACAGCGGGACGACGCTAGCAAACACGGCAAAAACGTCGACAGACACCGCGACGACATACACGAAGACACAGATCAACGGCATGGACCTGAAGCCGGAAGTGAAAAAGGTTGGTGTTCCGGCAACGGTCACGAAGTTCGCGAAGGATCAAATTACATCCGGCGTGTCTGGTGTACATGGAAGCGTGTCGAAAGTGACCGGCGGCGCGACGGCTGGTAAAGCAGCGCGATCAGACGCAGAAGGTCAGTTGTCCGGCATGAAAGGCAGCGTTTCAAGTATTAGCGTTTCGTCTGGTGCATTGTCGAATATTAGATCAGCGGTTTCGAATTTCCTTTCGAATAATCCGATCACCGCGTGGATCAATGCACACGTCACAAAGCACGCTGAAGGCGGTTTTACCTACAAACAGCAGCTGTCATGGTTGTCTGAAGGGAACCAGCCTGAAGTCGTGATTCCGTTGGCGACGGCGAAGCGCGAAAGGGCATTGGAACTGTATCAGGAAACTGGCGAACGTCTGGGAGTCGCACAGCCGACAATCGCGACCGTGAACGTGCCTGACTATTCCGCACAACAAAGCAACGTCAGCTTGAAATTCGACGCGGCGAAAATATACGCGGCGTGTGCAGCCGGAGCGAAGGAAGGCATGGAAAACGCGAACATAAAGATTTACATCAGCGACCGTGAAGCCGGTCGTATACTCCGCGGGATGGGGGTTCAATTTGCATGAAAGGCATGATTTTAAAATACACTTCATCGAACGGACAAACCTATGATCTGAAGGTCGGTCGGCTCCGCACGCGGACCGCCGACTATCATGATTTTTCGTGGGTGCCGCAAGAAATTCAGCAGCAGTATGGTTCGCGCGTTTATCGGTTCGACCGTGACGCGCGGGCATATCAGACGACGCTGACCGTCTTCGGAACACTGGAAGAACGGAAAACGTACCTGAATTTGCTTCATGCGGCATTCGATCATGATATCGTGACGCTGACACCGGGACGGATCACGCACGGCATGTATTACATCGAGTGCTATATCACAGATTCCTCAACGTACTACGAAGAACCATGGACACAGAACACGTTGACGATCTATTGCCCATATCCGTTTTGGCGGCGGGATACGGAATATCATTTGCACATCTCCGAAACGGGCGATGAGTATGAATACTTGGATTTTCCGTATGATTTCAAGTATGACTACAAGGCAACACTTTCAGGCTTCAACATGATTTCGAATCCGGGAGTAAAGGCTGCCGATTGGGAAATGCGAATTTCGGGGTACGCGCTTAATCCGCTTGTCGTGATCGGCGGGATGTCGGTCGGAGTTAATGCCGTAATCGGCGCGGGCGAGGTCCTGATTATATCGTCGAGAAACAAAACCGTGAAGAAAATCGCGGCGAACGGGGTCGAAGTAAATCTATTTAACAACCGGATCAAAACGAACAGCATTTTCGAACCGCTTCCGTCCGGCGAATTGTCGGTGATCTGGTCGGGTGCTTTTGATATCGACCTGACGGTGTTTGAAGAGAGGTCTGAGCCGCTATGGATTTAATTCTTGCAACGTCTGACGGTCAGGAAAGGGCCGTTGTTGATTATGATTTTGATATCGATCTAGGCGGAACGCATGACTTCCAGATTAGTCTGACTTACGCATCATGGCGCGATGACATCCAGATCGGCGATCTGATCTATATTCCGGGAACGGAATTCGGCGGAGTAATCAAAAACATATCGTCGGCGACGAACACCGGAAACATATTTTTGAAGGGGTATACTTGGCGCGGGTATCTGTCGAAGCGGATCATTCGCCCGGCATCCGGCGCGAACTATTTCGTCGCATCCGGCGAACTGAACAACATCATCCGGGCCGTGATCAATATTCCGGGATTTGTTGTTTCGTCGCTAAGTACCGGCATTAGCTTAACGTATCAATTCCCGCGGTATTGCACCGTTCTTGACGGACTTGAAGCGATGCTTCGAACGGTCGGATATAGGCTGGATCTTCAGCGGATCCAGACGGCTTCCGGCGGGTACGTGCTAGTCCAGGCGGTTAAAGCTGGGTTGTATGGCGATGAGATCGAATATTCACAAGATTCGTTAATCGACTTCAGTTCAACCGATGACCAGATGGGCGTGAATCATTTGGTTTGTCTTGGTCAGGGTGAACTTCGGAATCGCGTCGTTGTTGATCTGTATGCGGATCGGAACGGGAACATTTCGCAGACGCAGACGATCACCGGGATCGATGAGGTCGTCGAGGTTTACGAAAACACCGGTGCGGAACAGGCGACGCTGATCACGTCCGGGACGGATCGCCTGAAAGAGAAATTAAGCAAAAAGTCATTCGTCGCATCGATCAAGCAGATTGACCAAGAACTGTTTATCGGCGATATCGTGACCGGTCAGGACTATATCACCGGGACAAGGGCGACGAAACCGATCGTCGAGAAGATCGTGAAGCGTGAAAACGGAATCATGTCGATTGACTATAAAATAGAGGGCCAGCAATGAAGATAGTAACAGGATACAGAGGAACACCGCACATTTCGGCGAACGATCAACAGGCATTCAATCAGGGCGTGATCGGTGGCGGGAATTATGTGTTAGATGTCGGAAGCCATTTTGAAGCGTCACTTGAAAACGTGAACACCGTGCAGATCCGTGACGGTGACGGTGTCATTCAGGGCGTACACTTCAGGATCGAGCCGGGCGACTTTGAAAATGTCAACATCGAGAATGGAACAACAGGGTTCTCGCGGATCGATCTGATTGTCGCGAGATATACAAAAGATTCGACAACTGGTATTGAATCGGTCGATCTAGTTGTGATCAAGGGCGAAGACGCTGCTTCGGACCCGGTTGAACCGGCATACAACACCGGAAGCATTTTGAATGGTGATAGTCCGGTTGACTTTCCGATGTATAAGGTGACGGTTAATGAATTAACACCGTCGTTGACTTCACTATTTGGCATTTTCAGAAGTATGCCGTTGTGGGTAAATCTTGGCACCGTTTCATCATTGCCGGTCACTAAAAACATCTCTGACATCACTGCGGATATGAAGTGTACGGCGTCATTGCTTGGCACACCATCCGCACAGACAGGTGACTGGACGGTCACCACTGCCGACGGGAGCGTGACGGTCAGCGGCACGATCAGCGGGTCTACAACGTTGGAGATTAAGCTGGAGAAGGTCACAAACGCATAAGAAAGGAGAAGAAATGGTTAAAACAACGATTAGTGATATTCCGTACCACAGCGCACATGTCCTGCGCAGTGATGGCATTATGATCGAGGGGCGTGTGTGGGATCGCAGAACTGAACCGACGCCAGAAACGGAGGTAACAGAATGAATAGTCTGACAATTCGGGGGGTACTCCGAGTATACAGAGAAAGGAGGCAAAGCACTGGTGGTCTAACGGTCTTGTCTCCGTGGATCTCCGAGAGAGGAGGTCTGAGGCGTAAGGGAGGTGACTCCCATGGCTAACAGCATTATACCTGCAAATCTGCTTGCGAATGTGGCAGGGATCAAACTCACGGGGAATTCGAGCGATGCTTTGCTAACGCTGACCTTTGCAAACGGGGATAGTTTTGCAATGCGTGTAGGTCAGCTCGATACAAGCACCAACTACGTTCAGTTTCATGTGAATGGGGTTGATAAGGGGTATGTCAAGTTTGACGTATCGAGGAATATCTGATTAGCCATACACGCCGAGTGTTTATGGCGACAAGCACTATTAAAATGCCCGAAAAATTTACACCAGTTGATGTATCATCACATGCGACTGTTAATGCTGCCTGGACAGCCACATCCAAAAAACTAATCAAACTTGGGAGCACCGTGTACTTCACTGCATCGGGATTCGTTACATCGTATGTGGCAAATAATACGTACAAGATGGTTACGCTCGATTCTACGTTAAAACCCAAAAACTCACCAGTATTTCTGGGTGTGAGAACGGACGCTAATTATAATGTGCAAGGTTTTCATTCTGTCCATGTTAACGCATCGCAATCAAGTATTGATGTATCGGCAAGCTCGACACAGGGGAGCTATTGGTTCATCTCTGGGTGGTATGAGGTATAACAAATGAACATCGTAACAGGATATCGCGGGACACCGCATATAACATCAAACGAAATGCAAGCCTTGAATCAGGGCATTTTCGGACGGGAAAACTATGTTTTGAACGTCGGTCAACAGTTCGCCGCGACGCTGGTCAACGCGACAACCGTATCGATCGCAGACGGCGAAGGCGTGATTCAGGGCGTGCAGTTCAGGATCCCGCCCGGAGAAACGGAAAACGTCACCATTACATCCGGGACGGAAGGCTACAAGCGCATTGACTATATATGTGCGCGATATGAGAAATCAACGATCACCGGCATCGAATCGGTGAACCTTGTCGTCGTTCAGGGCGTGTCGGATGCATCATCGCCGTCAGCACCAACAATCAACACGGGTGATGTTCTGCTAGGTGCGTCGCCGGTGGATTTCCCGCTTTATGAGGTCGACATTAATGATTTAACGCCGACACTGAAACAGTTGAACGTCGGGTCGAATTTGGCGGATTGGTATAAGTTAGATCTTCCGCCCTTGACTTCACAGTATTTACATAATGAAAACACATGGGTCGGTGTCTTTGTCATGCCGTCTATAAAACTGGCTGTTTTGCAAATTCAGCTAAATATAAGTAGTCTGCCAAGCTCCCGCGAATCGGTTGAGATTGCAAGACACATACCGCGTCCAAATGTCACGATTGGGGTCGATGGGAGTCCTGTAGGTACTGGTTTTGGACTTGACGAAGATGGGGGTTGTTATGTATATGTCGCGATGGGACCGCCAGGACCGAAAGATCCGTCAGTTAATGTGACGGGGTGGAATTTTTTCAGCATAGCATATTTCTATAGCAAATATGATGCTGCATATCCTTTATCTGCATTCACTAAAAAGGAAGATAGTTAATATGATTACAGTAAAATCAACCATCAATTTTATCAGTCAGGCCGTTCCGAACATTATTCCGGCGGTACAGGGTGACACCGGAAGAACGATCGTGTTTTCGCTTGCCGATTTCACGATCCCGACCGGATCAACAGCGTCCTACTACGTCCAGAAACCTTCCGGCGGCGCGGTATCAGATTCTGT